AGCCCTCTTGGGTAGCTCGGGACGCTGAGGAGCGTCTGTCATTGCTGGTGTTACTAGTCCTGCCCACAGAAACTAGCATCCTCATCTAAGAGGCATCAGGGATCTACTCCCGTGGTTGTTAACCTAGGCTTGCGAGGCCCGTTGTTGTTTATATTTTTCCCCATTATGGTGCGCCTGGAAATTTCCAGGTGCTGACGCCGCATTCGCTGCGCGGTCGTCGTCTGGCTATTTAGGTTCTGGATACCAACCCAGTTTCTCGGGCATCCCGAGCAATTAACCTTGTCACTCTATAACAAACTTGTGACAGAACTGTCGATTTGTGTCACTGTAACATCACAATTCGAAGTCGTAGGGTAAACCCCGGATGCATTCAAAGTGATGGAACATGCTCCAGCAGATACAAGACTGCATGTATAATAATACGTGAGATTGTACCCATTGGACGTGACACCATTAGCTGCTGAAATACCATTGTATGTATTTAAATCAATGACATTAGCAGCCGCTAGTCCGACAAGTGTCCAAGTAGGTTGGGACACAGCAGCATTGGTTCCGTACCATGACATGGAAACCATGTATGAAGCACCAGGTGCTCCAGTCCATGATACGGAATTGTTAGTAATGGCGGCCCCTAAAAGGTCACCATTATAAGCATTGTAAGCCGTTGCGGCAGTCCCAAAAGGCTGTGTGACAGTTGAGGCGTATTGTCTTCTAAAGTGACCGGACTGAATATTCCCACCAGGGTCAGTTGGTGCGATCGGCTTGAAGAATTCAACGCAATAAGTTATCCACAACTCCCCAAGAACAACGGAAGAAGAATTTCCTTGAGTAGCGAACTGAAAAGTCGCTAGATCATAGAGTCTTTGATCCTGGCCAGTAGGGATAGCTCCCGTCCTGACGTTCTTGATGGGGTTGATAGTTTGCTTGGGGTCACATTCAATCATGTGCATTAATTTAAGGGTAGGCTTGCATGACTCTGCGAACTCCGAATTCTCCATCTGTTGCTTAGTAGCATAGGTCGGAGAATCGGCGTTGTAGTTCGAGGCCATGATAATATAACCAGGCACTCCCGAATTGGCGTAGTCCGTAGTGGCGGGGCGGAACTCAAAAACAACACCGTGGAATCGGTATTGTTGATAATTCTCAGCCACTGTGGATAGCCATGGGAATGTCTGGGCCATCCCAGGGTTCAACGGGAATTGTGCGTTGGTGAACGCAGTTGTTCCGCTGAAGTCCTGGATATACTCCCTATGACAGACGATGTTTGTGGCCTCTGCACTAGCAAATTGTGGTACAGAGCCGCTCAAGACGTTGTACTTTGGTTTAGCTCCATTGAGGGTATAGTCGCCAGAGCCAGTTATGGCCCCAACTCCAGCCCCGAGGAACTTGCCGATGCTCTCCCCCAAATTGAATGGGAGAAATCCGCCGTACTGCTTACCTAAGTAAGCACCTCCGGCTTCCATCGGCCCAGCTCTACGTCTATAGATGCTCTTGGCTTTCTTTGGTGTGCCTGCCTTCCCGGCAGGTCTTGTGAACTTTGTGGTTTTCTTTTGTGTCATTGTATTGGATACCACATGACGAATGGGACTGTACATCCTCCCACCCCAGCTACAACTGGGTCGAGCCGTGCAGTCTCTCGAGATTTTGGTTACTACGGAGGCCGTTTTGGTCGATTTAAGTGGGCAGACCCAATAGGAGGATATTACCTCCCAATATTCCCTTACGTGGGACAGAACGGGCTTGTTGGATGGTTCCAACGCGTGCCACGCTAGTTTAATGACTTCTCGGTCGTATACGCGGGTATAAACTACCACCCTACCAGCGGTAAGTGCTGGTTGCTGGGTGATTCCCCAAATAGATAGTTAGCCTCTTGAAAGCTCTTCTCTAAGTGTAGTTGGTGGTCAGGTGTTATTCCAAAGGCGAGCCAAAAGGAGACACGGGTCCGGTCGCTCGGTGCTGTGTATGTATTATCCATACCAGCAGCCAGGTTGACCATGCCGGTCTCCATGCTTGGATCGTCGAGGAGTCGATTTCGGTTGCGCCGTTGTTGCACTCGTCTACTACGATTGCGCGCAAATGAGACGGCGCTGGCGGTGCGTATGTAGGCTGTGTAGAAGTCCTGGCATACCGGGACCCCACCAGTTAGGGACATCCCGCATTTGCCCACTGCTTCTAGCATCTTCTTCCATATGGATGGGCGATTTAATGGTTTGATGAAAACGGAGTCCTTCGCGAAGCTCATAGGAGCTTGTCGCACCATTCGGTACGCCCCGTTAACATACACCGGCTGTGTTTGGCAGAAAACGATCTGCTCAAGCACATAGACCGGCTTTTCGATAACCATATTAAACCCCATCTCTAAGAACCATTCACTGATGCCCTTTAGCAGCACGGGCAAATCCTTTTGGTCTAGTATGAGGGCGCAGTCATCACCGTTATTCTTGACAGAACATCTGGTGATGCCTACGTGTTGTAACCAACCCCATACTAGTCCACACATTATCAGACAATTTCCAAGCCCGGTGTTAATACACCCGCTGGTCCTTGTCCCGTCCACCTTATACCTGACCTTGCCGTCGTGGCAGTAACCCGTACCACTGGGTCTTCTCTGCCAACTCAAGAGCTTCTCAAGCTCGCTAGGGTAATTGTAAGCGGATAGATAAACATCATGCTCCCACTCCATGGCCTGTTGACTCACGTGTTGATCAAATGCCGAAGCATCCATCATCACAGCAACTGGCTTGGCGTATTGGGACCAAGCGCGGTCAAACTCTTTACCAGAGTCGTCTGCGTTGAGTCCCTTCATGATTGTTATCTCGCCGAAGAAGGCATTAATCCCTCTAACAATTGGTTTTTCCAGGGGCTTTATCCACCGCCCGGAAGCAACGAGATATCGGCGCGAAGTCGGAGAGATGATCCTCGGTCTATCCTTAATAGTCTTTTCCGCTTTCACGAAAACACTAGTCTTGGAGTCCCGCTTTCTCACACTCTCGATCATAAGACTGTCCGCTGCTTGGGTGTTCATGATTAACTTTCGACCCTTGTACATTCTGGCAAATTCATGCTCAGTTACAGGGGTGGAACCTATTAACCAGTCCTTCAAAAACAGACTCAGCTTCTTAAGTCGCGTTGGGAATACGCCGGGGAGAGGCTGTGGTGGTCGGCAAAACCCCCCACGCCCATCCTTACAATAAAAGACTCTCTCCAAGAGACCCCTTTCAAGGTTGGCTATCTCGCTGTTGTGCAGGCCCATTCCCACGTCCGGGGAGACATGGCAATGTTGGTACGCCTGCCGTACCTTTGGGGCTAAACCGTTTCTTACTACGTGTAGATCAGGATGAGACAAACGGTTTATGTTTGATGTACTCATCCCACGCAATAAAATAAGGCGCCCTCAGGTCCCCCCGGCGGGAAACCTGTTTGGAGCAGTGGACCAGTTCCACCAAGCTTCACGCTTGGGGGCATTGACCACGACATCCCGGATCACGATCCCTGTGGTAGCGGCTCGGCGCAGGATCGCAACCTCTTCGTTGGTTGGAATAAAATATAGTTCGGTGATCGCAGTAGCATGGCTACTCATATGCCCTGGGCGTAAGCCCAGTTCCCTAAGAATAGCCACGGCCTTGCGGTAAGCAACCTCCCTATTAGCTGCATTAGGCGTAAGTCGACCAATATCCTCATTCAACCTCCGCAACACGTAAACCCTAAATCTGTTAGTCCTGCCCTGACGAACCCGGGCTGAACGTGAGATAGTAATGGCTTTACGTTTTATCACGGTGGTTGGGATACCATCCACGTCCACTATCTCGGTGCTCACAACCTTTGTAACGGGCTGTGCCGGACGTGCTGGACGTGGTTTGGTAGTGGTCTTACGCCTGACCTTAGGTGGTGGGGTGCCGTCCACGCTTGACGCGTCTGTGCTAGCAGCACTATCTACGCTTGGCGTTTCGGCACTCACAACGTCTGGGGCAAGTTGCCTTACCCTCGGGTCATTAGGCTCATATTCCGTATTACGATATTCTAAAACATCTTCAAGATCGATATTTGTATTAGCGTTAACGAGTATCATATGTCTATCCACCATGTTGTCATCTAGACGGCTGGCAGAAGTTTGAACTCGGATTGAGACACATCTGTGTATACTGGCCATCATACCGACAGTGGCAGTTGTAGCTGCTACTGAAGCGATGATGGTTGCTATAGTTAGTAATATCACAGGCATGGGTAATTGGTT